TCCAGAATCTCGTTGTGTAGGGGCACGGCGTGCCGTGCCCTCACCACATCAGGGGCCCATTTCCTTAATCCGCCTGGGGGGATCGCGCCGACAAACCATCAAAGTCAGCCCGAAAGGGGATTGGGGGTTTTTTCTCCACTCCGTGGGAGAAAGAGAGGGCGTCTTCCATGCGACCCGATATGAATGACAAACCGGGCTGGTACCCGGCATCCGGAATCTCGTTTTGTAGGGGCACGGCGTGCCGTGCCCTCAAAACATCCGGGGTCCATTTCATAATCCGCCTGGGGGGATCGCGCCGGCAGACCATCAATGTCATCCCGGAGAGGCATGTGGGCTATTCTCTTCACTCCGTGGGAGAGAACGAAAAGAGAGGGGACCTTCATTGCCAATCGCGACCTCTGGCTGTTCCCCGGGGTTCCGGTCCTGCCTAATCCAATCCCAGCGCAAAGTGGAGGGCCGCATCGACCTCTTTTACCTTTTCAGGAGTGAGGACGGTCAGGCGGCTGGCAAGGCGATCTTTCGAAATCGTAACGAGCGTATCAAGATTGATGACGCAATTTTGAGGCATTCCATCCCGGTTTGTGAGATGGACCTCGGCAGCGATGTTTCTGACGCGCGTGGTCACCGGGGCGACGATGGCAAGCGCCCGTTTTTCATAGGCCGTGTCACGGGATATCAGCAGCACAGGACGCCGCCCGGAAGGCGGGTTAAGTTCAGCCCACCAGATCTCCCCGCGGCGCATTACCATGGCTCCTCTGTCAGTATGGCAACGGCGGCATGGTCGGCGGCTTTGATTTCCTCAGGGGTTTCAGGCATAAGTTCATATCCGCGGGCATATTGCCTGATTTTTGCTTCCTCCTGACGTCGGCGCAGCAGCATCTCGATAGCGCGTCTGAATAGCTCGCTGCGGCTTTCTCCGCTTTCTTTCCGTTCTTGTTCTATGGCCTTGAATGTTTCACAAGGTAGGCTGATGGCTACTTTGTTTGTTCCAGGCATTTTGGAACGCTCCTTAATACTATTATCATACTATAGTATGAAATAATTGAACGTCTAAGTCAATGCCTGCGTTGTACTTTGGCATTTAAAGTACGATGATACCGTTCAGTGGGTTTTCTGCCTCACCCCGCCACTGCCTTCAGGTACCCATCCAGCTTTTCCACATCGAGGGTCGATGACCCAAGCCATTTGTTCCTGTTGTCCACCACTGCGAAAGCTTCGTCGCAGTAATATTCGAGGAAGTCCCAGGTCATCAGTTGCTCTTTCCCCCAGGTAATCGCTGTAACCCCTGCCGCATCACATGATTTCATTTCGTACTTGTGGTTGTAAACGAGGTGCCCGCCGAGTGAACCTTTTTTACTTTTCGGTCCGGCAACGATATGCCAGGGTTCACCGGCAAAGAACTGCGTCTCGGCCGAAATCGGAAGTTCGAGCCCGAATTGGGCCCCTCCCAGCAGGTAGATAGCTGCGGCGATTTCCTCGCGGTCACCGGGATGGATCCGCCCGAAAGCGTATATATTATATCTGCGCCGGTTCACCGTCCAGCCTTTGCGCCAGCAGTTAAGTGAATCCAGCACTACCAGTCCGTTGTCCTGCCCATGGCCTTCTCTGATGTATTCCGACCTTACGGCCGAAAGGACCGATTTATCCGGCAACAGCGTCAAGCATCCCTGTTCTTTTCCCTCGAAGCGGCGCGTGTGATGCCCGCGCCCCGCCATCACGCAGTCCCCCAGTTCGTCGTTCGCCAGCATGTCTATCGTCATCGGGCAAGGAAGCGAATTATCGACGTTGAACGAATCAGGTATCGGCGGCAGTTTCGCCGGCAGGAACATGCGCATCTGAAATGTTCGTTTGTCTTCTCTCGCGGGCAGTTTGCCGAGTTTCAAACCATTCATATCTTCAATCCTTTTTGAATCAGGTATCCCAGGACGGCGATTATCAACGATGCCAGCGTCGTTACCGAAAGAACGAGCCCGGCCCAGATGATCTTGTCGATGCGCCTGTCGGCGGCTATCGCTATACGGATTCCCTCATCCCCCGCAGCCTGCGCTTTTCGGACGGCGTTCTCGTTGTTCGTGTCGGTGAGTTTGCCGTCCTGAACGCACTTTTTAACCCCGGCCATATCTTCGGCCAGGGCCGCGACGCTTTTATCGATGCTGGAAAGTATCTCGAATGTCAGCACCGTCCGTTGTTCTTCGTTCATCGCCGCGAACTCCCCGGCCGTTATATTCAAGGCTTCGCCGCCGGAGGGGTATCTTTCGGGGCTTTGGCCTTCGCCTGCGTCACTGCCGTCTGTGCCACATTTATCCCATAGCCTGTCAACACTGCGCCTGAAATGAGTTTGAGTTCTAGCGGCGGTTCCATCCCCTGAACATAGAGGAACAGAGTGGCCGCGATTATCAGCAGGCAGATGATGTTCTTCGCCAGGTCGGTCACAGTTAAATCAGGTATTTTCATATTTCCGTCCTTTTAATAAAACCCCATGAAATTCCCGTCGTCGTCATAATGCGCCAGCTCCGGCGATTGTGCCGGGTATAGCGGCGTCGTGCCGGCAGGGGTTTTCGAAGTGCTGAAGGGCAGTTCAGGCAGGTTGGAAAGGCCGCCCAGGTACGCCGTCAGCCGGTATACCCCCGTCATCCTGTTGGCATAATGTCTCAGCGTCGTGACGCGGGTGATAGGGTCGGCCGGGTAGCCGGTATATGCCATCGCCGTAAACGTCGCATCCGCCCCGTAAAAAATGATAGTTTGGCCGTCGAACCTGTATTCAGCCGCGGCGCGGTAGTGGTAGGTTGCTTCGGGGTCTAGCCCCTTCAGAGTTTGAGCGAAACTTTCCCCGGTTTCCTGTTGCGTTGAGTTCGTTGTATGCCCGTAAGCGGTAGTCAACCCCCATTCGAACCAGCAGAAACAATGGACGCCCCCGCCTTTTACAAGTGTACCGTGCACCGTGGCGCGGTTTCCGAGTTTGTTGGTTGCGCCGCTGGTTGCTACTTCCAGATCGAGTGTGTAGGTCGTTATCAGATTTGGATAGCCCCCGCCGCCACTATTAGCCAAATAATTGTGAGCTGACATATAAGTAGTGGCAGATGGCAAAACAGGAACAAATGTAACCCCGATTTGAACGCGTCCTGTCCGTCTCCCGTCAAATATACTTACCGGCAGGTCTATATCTGGCCAGTTTGCGACAGAAGAATAATAGGATGCGATAGTTGAGCAGGCATTTATCGCTCCGAAGTCCGATGGAACAAGGTCATTCGCTATGAGGTCAGGGCTGATACCGTTACAGTTTTTAAGATAGGCTGTGCCGTTGCATACGTCGGTAAACCCCCCGTGAAATTTAACCGATAAAATTGTTGCTGCTTCGGGAACGGACTCATTGGTAGGATGGTAAACGTAGACCCCCCTTACACAAGCGGAACTTGAGTCACCGAAATATATGCCCGCCATTGGCCACGACCCGCCCCTGAACCCCCATCTGTAATATGGCAAGTAACCAACTACCCCTGTACTTATGGCGGCTGCGGCGGCAATAGTCGGATTGTACTGAGAACCGGTGTTAGGCCAACCTGCAGGACTTCCATCCTCGGCATAAATGCTTCGTGGAGTTTGCCAGTCAATGTTTACTGTATGCGTCGTAATCGACATTAAGCCCTCGCGTCTTTTATCGCCAGCCTGTCATAAAGTTCTATGCGGCAGTCGTGAGGCACGACGATAGTTGCTGACATGATTGCGGATTTCAGGTGAGTCAGGATGGCGGCGGCCTGGTTCCCGGCATCTCCGGCGTCATCTATACGCGGGAACATGTAATAAGCCACGATGTTCCCGTCACCGGACGTGGCGCTTTCGATATTGTCCCAATCGAGCACATACCCTTTGGCGTCGAGTGTCGCATTGTAGAAGACCGTCACTTTGTCCGGCGTGAGCACATTCAGCTTTTCCTGGTATTCATAGAATTGAGGTTTTTTGTCGGAGTAGTAAGTCATGTCCACCGGGTCGTCGATTTGCGGGAAGATGACCTTATACTCGAGACCAGCCTGCGGCCGCAGGTAACTTCTGGTCATGCTGATCAGTTTGACGATGATATCGTAATATTTCTCGTAAGCCCCCATGGTGTTCGGCTTTGACGGGTTCCATGTTCCGTCGTTGATGATGAAATACGGCAGGAAGGTATCTATGATGTCGTCGTAAACGTCCGGGGCGACTAAAGTGAATCCACCAGGCACAACCACGAATGCGGTTATCAATATCAGGTTCAGGAGCGCGTAAGGCGAATATGTTCTGTCCCAGATGGCCCGGAACCCGGGAGGGGAGCCAGTGCTGTCCCATTCGGTGTTCTTGAAGATATGCTGCATGGCGTCTTCAAGCGTCACGGTCGAGACAAGGCCGTTCGGCGAACTTACCCATGTTTGTGATACCACCCAGAACCGCTGCAGCACCGCATATTCCGGCGCCCCTTCGACGACATCCCCCCATCCGATGTCGCAGTAATAACCGCGAAGGTCCGCGACGGCCCGGTCATGGTTGGTGAGCGTCACCGTGCAGCCGTTAGCCATACCGTAAGTCGTTTCCCACTGGTCTACGATCAGCCAGCGGCTGGAATAGTCGATATGGGTTCCTATGCCGGAGTTCGGTACGAAATCCAGATGGATGTACGGGACCCGGGAGCCTTCAATCAATTCCTGCGCACCTTGCAGTTCTGCGGATATCGTTCTCATCAAGTCCTCGGGTATGTGTGAAAGACATGCGGTTTAACGAGCAATCTCAGGTCCGCTTCGGCTTTCTGTATCTTGTTGCGGCCCCAGTTGGTGAATTGCATCTGTGTATTTGCAACGCTCAGGCGTGACGAAGCCTCGCGCATATAGCCGGATGCCTCGCTCAAATACCCGTTGGCTGTCGTCATCTCATGCGCCGCCGTTCCCATGTAGATGTTCACGGTCTGGCTTATCTTCGAAAGCAAGGCATTGGCTTGTCCGATATAAGTGTTGGCCGCGCTGAGTTCAAGTGAACCGAGCCCCCTGTATTGGCCTGCTTTGCCTTCGTTGGCCGATAGGTTGGTCTTTATTTCGTTGAGCAGCCCGGAAACGATATTGAGTTGGTTCGAAGCCAGTGCGCCTTCCTGCGATATGCCGGTGGAGTCGTTGAGGATAGCTTTGATTTCGTTTATCCGGCTGGAAGCTGCGCCGAAACCGCCGCTGGCCGATGAATGCAGCCCCGTTTCCGCCGTCGCCCAGGTCGGGATGGTGTCATTCAAGGCCCTCGAAGCCGCCAGGTCGTCTTCGGAGTTGCTTATCTGCGTGCCGATATCTGCTAGCTGGCTGCTGAAACCGGCGATCGCCGTCGCCAGTTTTGCCCTGGCCGCGGCAACATCTGTGATAGCGAGCCCGAGCTGTGTACCTGCAGCCGTCACATCGGCGGTTATATTGCCGGCCGCCGCTTTGCCCGAGGCGAGGGTAGCCATCGCTGTTGTGATAGTGTTCCCTGCGTTAGTGATGGCGGTTCCGGCCAAGGAGAGGTCGGCTGTGATAGCATTTCTGGCGGCCGTGATATCCGTGGCCGCCTGTGCTATTCTTGCGGCCATGCTGTCAACGGCTGTATTGATTAACGCGGCGGCATCTACGGCGGCCTTGATTTGCGTCCTGCCGTCTCCTATGTTATCCAGAGCCGCATTCCCGGCCGCAAGGTTTACGACTATGGGCTCCAGTTCCGGGGTCAGGGTCGATGCGCCGGAAGTTAGCGTGTGCACCTCCTCGCAAAATAGGTAAACTTTGTCTCCGGCCTGCGGCTTGATGTCTGTTTCGATGGTTGCTGCACCGGAAAACTCCGTCACATTTCGAAAATTTCTCGGTGTCTGGTCAACCGGATATTCGGCTTTAACGATTCGCCTTAGCCCAACGATCCCCGAAGTTGTAACCTCCGTATTCCCGGCTGTCATGGTCACTGTCTCTTTCGATTCGGCGGGAACGTATCTTGAAGCCTCGATGACGGCGTTATTCAGGTGTTGGGTTATCGTGTTGCTTCCGAATATGGCGTTCAACGGGTCTTCGAGTATTGCGGAAGTTTCTATTATTAAAGCGGCCAGTGTTTTAGAGGCCATTATTTTCCCTGGGAATCGCTTTTTCTATCAGGATGTTAGTCGATTGTATCGCGCCCTGGAGCATGTCCAGGCTGGTTTGTATCAGCGCTTTTTGTGCCAGTATCCCTTGCCGCTGTTGGATAAGTTTGTTTCTGTGGTCTTGAAGTTCTTTGATTTCCATATTTCACCCCTATGTGTGCAGTAGTAATTTGTAGGTCACGCCGTTCCAGCGGATGGGCATGTAAACGTCCGAGGCACCGGCGGCGGCGGCGACCACGACTTCTTCGGTGCCGATCGATAGCGCGCGGTGGCCGGCGGAAATGTCGTAGCCGTTTATTGATATAACATCTACCCCGGCGCTTTGGCTGGCATTCTGTTGCAGTATTAATGGGTTATTGGAATAGAAACCAGCCCCCGTAAAGGTTGCCATGGGGTATGACGTTCCCCCGGCCTGTGCGTTAAGAACTATACTGGCTGTTTCTCCCCCGTTAGTCGCAACAGCTAGTTTGCAGTCTATAGAGCCGCGTTTCTCAACCTCATGGGCATCATTACTCAGGTTGAATGCGATTCCAGCCCCCATGCCGGCGGCCGCGTTTCCACCACCCCCGCCCGACTGGATCACCAGCACGTCGGTGACGGTGTTCAGGGACATCCCGGTGTCGTCTCGCCCGATACGAAAGTAAGGGTCAGCGGCGCCCTGGACTCTGCCAACCTCCACCATGTTCACGGTCGTGTCTCTGGCCCCGAATGCGAAATAACGCCCATCGGAATCCTGTGTTTTCAAATATCCGGCGTTGGCGATGACCCAATTAAGCCCTTGAAGATTGCGGAAATTGGCGCCTGAATCCATGATGTCGAGAGTTACCCCATCCGCGTCCTCAACAATCGTCAAATGGGAGGTCCTTATCTTGTTCGCCCCGATATTCAGGTCACCTGTCATAGTTCCGCCCGTGAGCGGAATCGCATTGACCACAACAAGCGGCCTTCCGAAGTTGTCGGTCAACCCGCTGGAGTCGTCAAATGCCACCGGTATCACCACCGGCCTCCCGTAACTGTCGAATAATTCACCTGCCATAACATCTCCATTTCCCATTCATTGCAGTTGCGAGCGTAGTACGGCAATCCCGTTCGCTTCGTTGTCATCCCGGAGGGGCCTCGGGATGTCCCCCGAGGTTCTCGCACCCGCGGCTCGGGTGTTCTCGTCCTCGAGGCTCGAGGGCAGCCGGGATCCAGAATATCGTTTTGTAGGGGCACGGCGTGCCGTGCCTTCTACACTCTATTAGATGTCTCTTTCCAGTTTGTCTCGGTTCCCTTTGATGTGCGATGACTCGGAAAGCCGCCATCCGAACGTCCAGTTGCAGGCCCCGAATTGTTTATGCGCTGTTTTTCCGCATTCTGGGCATACCGCCGTATCTCCGTCGCTGAATGCTTTCAGCTCATCGAAATCATGGTTCCCGATGCATTTAAACGGATATATCGGCATCCTTTACCTCCGCGTACTCTTTGCCGGATACCGAATTCATGCGTACGGCCAGGAATTCAGCATGGGTTGTGACGTCGTCTTTTATCGCGGTTCCGCCCTTGTCCGATGGGATGATAGCGATGAAAAGCGTTTGGTTGTAAAAGGTGACTTCGCAAGATTTGAGTTCTTTGATCTGGCTGTGGGTCAATTTCTTGAAATCCGTGTAGGTTACACTGGGGATTAACATTTGCCTCCATTCGAGGCCGGGTTACCCCGGCCCCGTCGCTATTAAGAAACCGTGATTGCGCCCAGGTCGATATTGTCGTTGAGCAGGTCGTTGTACGGGACCACTTTCAGGAACAGGTTCCATCTCAGCGCCGAACAATCGACGTCACCGTTCTGGATGATATACAAGAACGCGTCGGCAGCAGATCCTTTGGCTTTCCAGATATACTTCTGCCCCGTTCCTGCCAGTGCCTGGGGGATCGTCCCCTCGAAAACGCCGGTTGCGGTATTTACTATCGAGTCGAAGATGACGTTTGAATGTGAAAGGGAAGCTGTGCCCGCGGCATTGTCCGCGAACCCCACGTCGATATCGCCGTCGTTAGCTGTCTGCGTTGTGATCACGCATAATGAGTCCAGCACGACGAGGTCTTTGTAGTAGGGGTTCTCGATGTAGTAGATCCCGTCGTTTGCTCCCGCGTCCTGGTCGGATGCTCCCCTCAGTCCGGGGAACCTCATCCAGAATTCGCGGCAGGCCCCCGCCTGGTCGGATGATTTGGTCATGTCCAGTTGCATCTTTAATGCGGTAGGATTAGCCATCTTCCCTCCTAGCTTGCGGTGGCAGACAGCAGCACGGCTGCGGCCAGTTTATTGGTGAGCCGCATGCCTGCGTAAAATTTGATGCGGACCCTTTCGGCGTCCTTCGTTTCGAGCTGGTTGAACCTTTCCACGTGTATCATCCCGGCTCCGTGTATCCCGCAGAGCCCGTCCTCTCCCATGCGCAATGCGAATACGGGTGAAGTGTCGTTCCCTGCGGCTACGCTCGTTGTGGGTGTATACGCGGCGGGAGCGGAGACGATGGTGGTCGGGTCGGGGAAGTTGATCGGGGTATAGTCGTCCACCAGGATTATCTGTTCACCGTAGGAAGTGATGATTTCACCGAGTGCCCCGGTTCTTATCGTCAGGTTGTTGCCTGCCGCCCGGGCGAGCCCGCCGAGTTTGCGGCGCAGCTGGCGGTTCATGACGAGGTGCGTGGGTTTGGGTTTCACGCAGTCCACCAGTACGTCGATCATGTCGAGCGTCAGTACCCCTGATGCGCCGGAAGCCGCCTGTACCACCTGGCTGTTGTTTCCTGCGCTGAACGCGCTGAAGATTGCCCCGTCGAGGTCGGTTGACGCGGCGCTTTCGCATTCGCAGATTAGTCGCAGCAGTCCTTTGAAGTTTTTGGAAGCGCTCCATTTGGCTACGGCGGTGGTCTGCCCCAGGATCGCCAGTTCATCGAACCAGTTGGCGACAGCCTTCGATTTGAGTTCAATCATCGAAGCCATCGTGTCTTCCCCACCGGTGGCGAGGCGTCCGAACTTGTCGTCATCGGCGTCGCCGCCAAGGATGGATAGCGCCGCGTCGCGGTATTCCCACGTGGGTGTGCCTTCCAGCCAGGTGTCGCCGACTTCGTAGGTATCGGCGGCAGCGGCGGCAAGTTCCATCTTGTAGCGGGAGATGTTGTTATTGATCTCTACGAAAGGCAGTTCGGACAGCCACGGTGATTGTTTCACGATGGTTAGCCCGATGCCCCGCCTGATCTCGGCGTCAGGTCCAAGGTATTTATATTGTGCGAGTGTTGCGGCCATTTATTAGAAACCCTCCAGTTTACTTTTTATTTAGTCCACGGGAGATTAGCTCCCTTGGTGAAAGGCGGGAGATGTCTTCACCGCCTCCTGCGTTCTTGCCCGAATCCGGCACGATGACGGCTGTTTTCTTCGGCATCACCGCAGCGTAGTCTTCGATAAGGCTAAGGTCCGTTATGCCCCGTTTTGCCGACCATTCTTTAAGGATGGCTGTGCTCACGTTGTTCTTTTCGGCGATGCCTGCGACTGCCATATCGAATCGGCTGGTTTTCGCCTCTGCCAGTTCGGCGGTATGCAATGATTTTTCGGCCTGGAATTTTTCAACTTCCACGTTATAGACGCGGATATCGGCGGCCAATTTCTGCCGCCTTTCCACGATAGATAGCTCTTCGGGTTTGTCTTTCACTTTTTCGAGTTCAGCTAGTTCACGTTCCTGTTCCTCTTTGGCTTTTCGTGCCTCGGCTTCTTTTACGATTTGCTCCCGTTTGATCAGGGTTTCCTCAACTCTGCCTGTACGCGAGGCATAATCGCTCACAGCCTTGAGTTCCCTTGCAATGACCTGTTCTTCGCTAAATGTTTCGGGGGTTGAAGTTCCCTGTTCTGTCGCAGAAGCCGTTGGCAAGTTTTGCGTCGCCCCGGTATCCTGCTTAGTTCCAGTTCCGTCCATAATTCGTTGTTTCTCCTTCAAATAGAAAAAGCCCCGCGTTGTTATTCCGCGGGGCTTTTGATTACGCTGTATGTTTGGCTGTTTAGTACAAATATTTTTTATCCGGGTTAAGAAAACCCGAAAGATACTTTATAAAAACTCCTGTGGTCTATTTGTTAACCCAGAGAAGTTATCCAATTGGTGAAATCTGAATTGCTGGTAAATGATTTGTAAAAGCCTTCGTTGAAGACGTCACTGACTAACAATCCTGTGCGGCTATTAGGGGGGGCAGCCCAATATGATGACCAATCATTGAGAGCCGCTGCTGCAGACTTACCGGTATATATCGCACCTGCGGTGGAGTGAGTATAAAAGCCTCCAGCGGGGTCTAGGATGACCAGTCCGCCACCGGCGATATCCATCATAACTGCCATATGCGCTGAACCATCGTTAAAAGTCACTTCTACCACCCACGTATTGTACGTAGTCCCTTCGTATGCTCTAATCATGCTTACCAGTAACAATGCCTGGTCTTCGCAGTCTCCAGTCATTTTTCCAAGGGTCTCGGTTGGGTATCTCCAGTAATCGGACCGCCAGGTGATTGCACTGGTATTCAGATTGCTCGGCAATACGGGTTCAGGAGAGTCATAGGAATAATAAATGTTTTGGTATACCCAGTTATACATCGTATAAAAGTCTTGCCAGGCTTTGTTCCAAGTAGTGAAGGCAGTGACTAATGAATGTACCCTGGATATTACGCTCGAATCTCCGGGGGTGACGAAGGATTCCGCTATCGCTTGGGTGAATGCAAAGCGCACGTTTATCGCTGATACTATTGCCTGGTAGTTGGAATTCATAGAGGCGATAGAAGTATTCAAAGTGGCGATATTTGAATTCAAACCAGTAATTGTACTGTTAGCTGTGGATAGGTTTGCAGTGAGCAGGGCATTTTGTGAATTCAAGGAAGTTATCGAATTATTGGCGGTCACAATATCCGAATTCAGTTTAGTTATTGAAGAATTCGCGGCGCTGAGGCTCGCTGTCAAGGCGGAGGCCTTCGTGTTTGCGATGCTCAAATCGTCATTTAGTTTCGATATCGTTCCGTTCGCGGTGTTTAACTGGTTGTTTAATGTTGTAATGGAATTATGCGCTGCGTTTAAATCGCTGGTTAATTGCGTTTTCTGGGAAGTTAAATCAGTTACTTTTTGATTGAATGTAACGTATCCTATCGAGCTGGCTATAAGTACCAGCACGAGTACGATTGAAAGCACAAGAACAGGAATCTTTAAACCCGTGCTCTTTTTGGTATCGTTTGCATTTCGATATTGAATTGGATCAGGAGGAACGTCTGGAGGGGGTGATTGGGGGGTGGTGGGAAGCGAGGTTGCTTTATGAATATCCGATCCGCAGTTGCCGCAAAACTGCTTTCCTTCATTTATTTTGGTGCCACATTTCCAACAGAATGCCATGAGATTACCCCTCCTTCGAAACGCGCCTTGTGACAGTATACTCTCATATGTCAAGTATTTGGGGTTACAATCAAACATTTATGATGGCTTGGACGGTTCGGGATCGACTCCAATTTGGGCGCCATCAGTTATTTCCCCCCTCCATCGCCCCCCTTATCTCCCTCACCGCCTCTTCGACTGTCAGATACCCTTCTTTCATTGCGTACTCCTATCCTCCGCGTGTCATGCCGGAGCGCACATCCGGCCCTCGGAGGGTTCCCCGAGGTTCTTGTCCTCGAGCGTGTTCTCGAGGGATCCAGAATCTCGTTTTGTAGGGGCACGGCGTGCCGTGCCCTCAACTTTGCCCCACCCCCCTTCCCCCGCCGAACACCGGCACTGCCTGGATAGCCGACGGTTTATCAAGCGCGTTCTGTTCCAGGTTTACCGCCATCGGCTGGCTCTCCGAGGCCTTCCTCTGTTTCATTATGCTGATGATGCGTTCTAGGATTGTCCGCGCCAGCAGGTCGTTCCAGTCCTTAGTCTCTTTGTCGTCTGACGCTTCCTGCGCCTTGATGAATCCCCGCATCTGGTTTTCGAGTGCTATGATCGGGTCCGCTTTCGCCGCCTGTTCGATAGCTATCTGCGCCCGTTCGCCCGCCGGGTCCTGAAGCCTCAGCACTTGTTCCTGCTTGTACTCTTCAGAAACGTGGTCGCCGAGGGCGTTGCATATCGCGGCAGCCCCTGCCATCTGCTCCTGCGATGAAGTGAAGAACCGGTATTTGATGACATATTCACCGTCGAGGTCTACCGGTGAATACGTGCGCCGGTGCCCTTCTTCCCCGAGGTCCAGCTTTTCACCGAACCTCTGAAATTGCCTTATTTTCATCTTGCTGGATGATTGACATAATGCAGCAAGAGTGTTGAGACGCGGCAGCATAAGTTCTTCCCTACCGGTCATCAGTCGGGCGATCGCCACGGCTGAAAGGGGCAGGCTTACCGTGCCGTAATCCATGGCCGAAAACGACCCCCGGTCTATCTGCTCCTGAATTATTTCTGCATAACGCAATGTGGAATTGGCCACGTCGGGCCGTGGTATAAGTTGGATAGGGTCTTTCGTCTGAAGCATCACTCCGGTTCCAGCAGGGTATTCCTGGGGCAATGCCTGGTAGTCGCCGTCTGCCGGGGAGGGGAATTGCAGGTCGGGGGCGATGGATTTGGATGAAAGCGTTTTTAGGTTCGAAGCGATGAAGTTCTTTTCATCGAAAAGGTAATGCCCGTCGGCGGTGCGGAGCGAGTGCATGATGGAGTCGCCGAGCCGCAGGTAGTAATCGGGGTCTTTCAATGCCGAAGATGTGGCGGGAAAAGCTACCACGAAAGGCGGATATCCGTAGCCGTTTGGTCTTTCATCTACCTGGTGCCCGTCTACGAAGATGGTTTCATGGTTGTCGTTCCAGAAATCCAGTACGCTGCCTGTCGTACCTGTGATGCGATATCCGAATTCAGCCTCGATGTCGGCTGCTGTTCGCAGTGTTTCCACGCATCCCCATATCATCCTCCCCTCGGTCAACTCATAGGTGAACCAGCGGGAATCTATCGGGCGTGAGTCGGGGATAAGCTGGCCGTTTTCCACCCGCAGGAGGTTTTGTTCCACTATCGGCCCCCGTGCGCACACTAATTCCGTATGCTGGGTGAAAGTATCGGCTTCGCCTTTAGCTGCGAGTCGGGCGTCTATTTCGAACTGCAAGTCGTTAATGAAGTTTTCGATAGCGGAAGTCTTTTCGCCGGGCAGCCTGGTGGATTCCACCAGTACCTGCCGTGATACCGCCGTTATCCTCGCCACAGCCTTGTCCAAAAACTGCGCGGCGTCGAGCAGGGTGATGTGATAGGCTTTGTCGATCTTTTTGCCATCGACGCCCAGCATGCAATATGGCTTGGAATGAAACATCGCGGCATCGCGGTCCATCCTGTCGAACATCTGGGACAGTTCGCTCTGCTTGTTTGTGATTAATTTCAGATAGTCCATTCATTTTCTCGCGTGTCATCCCGGGCCTCGATTGTGATGCCGGAGCGCCACATTCGGCATCCCGTAGGGGCACGGCGTGCCGTGCCCTCACCATATCCTGCAATCGTCTACCACCCTCGCCTCAACTCCGGCCCTTCTTGTCTTTCAGCCGTGTCCGGCGCGAAGTCGCTCAGTATATACCTCATGCAATCCATCAGGTGAAACTTTGCCTTGTCATCTATCTCGTTGGTTATGATACCGCTTGAGTCCACTTTCCACTTGTAGACCGATAGTTCGGAGAGAGTCAGCGCCATATCGTCGAAGATTCTTATCTTCCCGAGTTCGAACATCCCCCGCACTTTATCTATGCCCGCCCCTACGTTCGAAATCTTGGGCTCCTTGATGGGCCAGCCATGCGAAGCGTAGCCCTGCCGTATTTCGTCTTCCTGGTGGCTTCCTCCCGCCCGTGTCTCAACTCTAAGCCCCTCGGTAATCCGCTTGAATTCGAGCGTGTGCTGGTATGTTGAGCGCCCGCCCCCGGGCAGGTATTCGTTGAACAGATAGAAGTAACCCGTGTCCGGGTCTTTGGCGAAGAACAGAGCCGCCGGATTTGCCGAGCCGAAGTCGTGGCCGGCATAAACCTGCCAGCGCGGCGGGATAGCGATTCGCGGCACCTTGCAGAGCCCTTCGTTGAATGCAGAGTATATCAACTGCTTCGGCGAGATTTCATCATCCTCGGCCATGATCTCCTGCCGGTAGGCCGCCTGGCTCATATCGGCCGCCACTATCTTGAGTCCTTCTTTCGAGATGAACGGGTTGTCCCACGATGTAAAATGGAACGTAGTCCATAGTCCGGATTCATCCGCTTGTGCCTTTTTGAATAGTTTTGATGCATGGAGCGGGTCCCGCGCTTTGGATACTCCCGCCGAGATGAGCGACGGCGGCGTGTAGATGAAAACCGCGTCGCCGTTGTTATCTAGAAGCATTGGCTGCCCTACTACTTCCCAGGCATCTTCGTTCATGAGCTGGTATTCATCGAGGTAGAGGTCGTCGGCATAGTCGCCGCGCAGTGTGTCGGCGTTCCAGGCGGTTTTGGCTTTGATGCGCTGCTTGGTACCTGGATTCTCGATTGTTCTTTCTGTTTTATCGACTTTCAGTCTTCCAGCAAGGATAGGGGCTTGAAGCGCTTTTAATACTTCGAACCAGAATGCGTCGGTTTGTTCCGAGGTCGGGGCGGCGTATAATTGCCTCCGTCCAAAAACGCTGAATCGTGTTACAGCTCTTATCGCGATTCCGACCGTTTTACCGCCGCGTCGCCCGGCTTTAATGACGATGCGTTTTTTATCTGAATATACAAAAGCGTGCTGGGATGGGTGGGTGTCCGTATTCCTTACGTGGGCATAGTATTTATCCATCTCTCGCTATGCCGATTGTGAAGTCTTTGCCATCTTTGCCGGTTAATTCCTGTTTGTCGGACATTCCCAAGATGTTTTTTGCAAGGAATATCTGCATGGCGATGTTCGGTTCGCGGGTTTCGCTTCCCAAAGCCGATTGCCACATTAAGTGGCGAAGCGAAGCCCTTCCCGTGTCTTTCCCTCGGGTATAACATTCAGCAAAAACGGGGTCTCGTTTTTTGATATCTATCAATGTGGAGCGGTGTATCCCGAAACAGGCTGCGATTTCCTGGTCGGTGGCTTGCATCCCCAATAGTTTTTCAAGATCGATCAATTGCCCCTGGTTAAACCGGATGATGCCATCCTCGCTTTTCTTTAGTTTTTCTATGGCCAAGTTTAATCCCCCTTTTGGTAAAACAAAAAGCCCCTTCTCGAAAGAAGAGGCTTGCTGACCGCTGATTGCTGAACGCTGTTAGCTGGTTAAAACAAAACGGGCTGGAGTCCTTGCGGAATCTCAGCCCTTACTATTTAACTCTACCACCAATTCACGGGTAAGTCAAAGCGTTTCCGTGCCTGTGGGTTGTTTTCTTCATCTCCGCATTCAGGCACGAGTTGCGGGGTTCAGGGTTGTCATCCCAGGCCGGTCCCCGGCATCTGTAGGGGCACGGCGCGCCGTGCCCTCAACACATCCGAAGTACATTTCCTTAATCCACCTGGGCGGATCGCGCCGACAAATCAACAGCTGATCGCTGAAAGCTGAAGGCTGAGAGCTCGCCCTCATCTATGCCCCCTCCAGTCCTTATAGTTCTTCGCGGCCCTCCCCTTCTTAGCCTTCATGCAATTCGGCCTGGTAAGGCACCTTGTGCATGATATCCACCTCCTGCACCACCCCGAGGCGATGTACCCCAGTGCCGTTTCGAGCCTCCGTGCCATCTTCTCTGGTCTCTCGCCTGCCAGCGTCGCGGCCTTTGACGTCGTGATACCCAGTGTATAAACCAGTTCCAGCAGCACCCCATCCCTTCCGCAGGCGTCGAGTCGTTCTTCCACCTCTGCGGCCAGGAGTCCCGCGTTTTCGAAAGGTGCCCTTTCCGACACGCCGGTTTTCCCCTCTTCCCTGTTCGCTTCCGCGTCCCCCGCCGGGTATCTGCCGAGCCTCAACTGCGGCAATATCGCGAGCAGCCAGATTACATCGCTCCTGTCGAAGCGGAGGTCCTGCTGGGGCGTATAACCTGCCAGTGCCTCCGGGTCAGTCCTTTCGTCGTTATCAGCGTGAGCCAAATATCAAATCCTTTTGCTCGTCATTTGTGAGTGATTCCTCCCGCGAGCACAACAGGCATTTTTTTGTGATTCTTTTTCGCCAGTCCCAATCCAGGTAGAGGTTGCCGCCGCAAGCCCCTCTTTTGCATTTCCCGCTTTCACCCGCGAGCCAGGTACCCGGTATCTTCATCTTAACCCTTCACCAGGTGGCTGAACTTGCCCTTATGATATTTATCCGCATTGCCCGGGCTCGGCCCGCTTTCCGCTGTTCGGCCTTCACGTTTCCAGATTTCCAGCAGCCCCGATGCAAAAGGCCAAGACCTGTCCTGCGGCTTGTTGCCTGCCTCTTTGCATGCTTCGGCAATCCAGGAGGCTGGGAATTTCGTGAGCTTGGCTTTTATATCTTCACGGATCGCTGGTGTAAGTTCGCCGATGTGTTGCTCGAACATTTCGTACACGAAGTTTTCATTAAGTGCTTTATGAGACATAACAATAGGTGTGATTTTATTTAGTATACTTTCCTTTTCTTTACTTTTATTTACTTTACTTTGTGGGGTTATTGTTACAGAAACCCCCGTATTTTCGACAATAACCCCCTTGTGATGGCAGTTATTGTTACAATAACTCGGCTTAAGCGGCAGTTCTCGGGCTCTTCTTTTGTAAAGGTCCTCTAATCGATCAATGAAATTTTGACACCAGATTATCCGGTGATCCCAGAGCACAGGGTCGATTGCTCCGACATCCGCTAGTTTCTGAAGTATTTTCGTTCCTGTTTCAAGGTCGCTTCCGCACCTGTTTGAAATGAATTCGAGGTCGGCAGTCTCTCTTGCGTCATAGGAGTGCTCTTCTGAAGAACCTCCGAGCCATTCGAGAAGTTTGTACCAGAACGCGTAACCTGCATTTCCAAAACTATTTTGGATTACTGTTAATGTTTTGCTGGTTGAAGCATCGACGTCATGGGCAAAGTACATGACTGCATTCGATTTAGGTCGTGCCATTTGTACCCCTTTAGAGGGTTTGTGTCATTCCCGACCTATATTTTTTATTGTCGGGCCCTCATACTTTTATTATCTTTTTGTTATTCTCAGGCTTGCGCCTCGTGCCTCGGGGGATCCAGAGCCGACCCAGTACCCCTCCCCACCCAACCCCCCCCATCCACCCGTTGTCATTGCGGGGAGCATGGTCCGTCTGGGCGGATGGCAATCTCGTACCCCCAAAACGTAGGTGCATATTGCAGAAATAAAATGTAAAAAAGCGGGAAATCCGGGGGCGATCTCTTGCGTATATTGTTGACTCACTAATGCTAATATTAGCACAAATGTTCTACTTTATCCAGTGCATAAAGTATTGGTTTTCGTTTGAATTATTGAATAGAAACGATTATTGTTAGGAACTAGGAATCTTGGGGGCAAATAAATTTTCATGATAGAAATTGCACTATCCCAAAATCGGCGAGGCGCGATATTATGGTGATGAGTTTAAAAAAGCATGCGGCTACTGAAAAACGGGGGTTCGATTATTGTTTAGCCACGTTTCCACGAACAAAACAAGATGTTGTACAAACCCTTAGAAATATACAGAAGTTTTATAGTTTAGATCGGAATGCTGCGATCCTGGAAATTGGCGCGGCGCAAGGAAAATTAGTCGCCGCATGCCAATTACTAGGTTATCAAAGTCATGGAATTGAACCAAATGAGAATGCAATTAATGTTTCAAAGCAATTATCGCACAATTTGGGAATTCATTTAGATATCATACGTGGGTATGCCGAAGAAATTCCCTACGATAGTAATAGATTCGATTTGGTTATTGGGGAATCGGTTTTAGAACACGTCAGAGATTTCCCCAAAGTATTGGCTGAAATATCCCGAGTTTTAAAACCAAAGGGCGCCCTCTATTTTACTACAGCATCAGTGATGTGTCCGCGGCAAGATGAAATAAGGTTTTTCCCATTTTTTTCGTGGTACCCGCAAAAACTCAAGGTGCGAGTTATGAACTGGACGCTTAAAAATAAACCAAGTTTAGTTGGTTATACCGAAACACCAGCAATTAACTGGTTTTCGCCCTGGGGGACTAGGAAAGCACTAAAAGAAATTGGATTCAATCGTGTGTATGACAGGTGGGACCTCATTCAACCAGAATCATATAGTGTTTTCAAAAAGTTTGTTTTACGCATTATTAAGTTAAATGATTTTACTGGGCTAATTGGGGACATCCTCCTCCCCGGTTGCGGTTATCTTGCTATACGCGATTGATGTATTGATTAGCGTGTCAAATTATGTTTCGACTTTATTTTGGGCTGTCATTATAAAATTATAAGGGACCACTATGTCGGCTTGGAATAAAAAATTATTATCCACGATTATTTATTTTCTATCTGCAACACTATTTCTTGGGTATTTGCTTTCAGTAAGACAAGGGTTTAGCCTGCCATTGTGGGCGTTCTGGGTTTCAGTAGGTTTGTTGATTTTCACGGTAGTATTTCAGTCATTTCGAACTCAATTATCTTCTAAGTTCGAGATGCTAATTATAATTGAAATCGCAGTAGCTGCCCTTTTGTTTCATTTGGTTTATCAAATTTCTATCTATGGTCTTTATGGTTCGGATGCATATATCGATCTTGTATCAGCAGAAGGTATTTTAGCGACTGGGTTTATTCGTGGAGCGCCACAGTACATTAATCCCGCATCGTATTTTCCATTGATTCATGTTTTAGGGGCTCAAGTCGCTTTGGTTACTGGCTGGCCCATGTTGGAAATAGCAAAATGGATGCCTGCATTTTTTTCTTTAGCTTTTATTCCCATTTATTATCTTTTCAACAAGAAAATATTCAAAGAAATCAGAATTGCATTATTTGCAACATTATTTCTTGTTTGCCTTCAACAATATATTTTATTTTGCTCGTTATATATTCGCGAAACACTGGCGCTTTTCTTTGCAATTTGCTGTCTTTACCTGTATTTCACATCAAAATTATCGGCATATTCATCTTCTAGAATGGTTCTCGCAATTTTCTTTTTTATAGTCACAGTTGTTAGCCATCATCTAACGAGTTTCATGCTGTTTGTTTTTATATTGATTCAATTCATTTTCAGCAAGTTAGTGAACCTTCGTTTAGTAAGGAAACGGGTATCATTGGAAAATGTTGAAACTCGGGTTGGTTCAGTGTTCTTGGCTTTTGCTTTCGTTGGAATTACTTTTTATTGGGGATATGTGATTACTACACCCCTTAATTCGTTATCCAAATTTGCCCGAGATTTATTATCAGTGAGCCAATGGGGTATGGGTACATATGCAAGCAAGGCCGGGGTTGCCGTCGGTGCGATACAAAATATTAGGGGTTTTATTTTATTTTATGGTTTTTTCGCTTTTCTTTTGGTCTTTGGGTTTATATTGTTGTTTCAACTGGTTAATAGGGGGAAAAAGCATTTAGAAATATATTCATTTACGACTTACCTTTTTCTTTGCGGTATAGTGGGCTTAATGCAAATGTACGTTTTGAAATATGGGGTGGGCGCGTTTCCGGATAGGTTCCTAATGTATGGTTGGCTTTTAGGTTCCGGGCCGTTATGTGTTGCAATTTTAAAAGCGAAAACTAGAATATTAGCAATACTAGGCTTTTTGTCAGTCATTTTATTTATGTTTTATAATATTTTTGGAATTGATCCGTTGACATGGGATTCGAACGCGAAAGGCTTGTCTTACTCTACCTCGGTTTCTGATTATGCTCTCGCAAAAGCACTTGATTTTTCTGAAGGGAAGGTTATTAGTAATTCGTATTCTCGTTATGCAATCTATGAACTGTATCAAAATTTAGGAGATTCCGAACAAGAAAATGTTGACCTGTCCAAATTTGATTGGATCATTATTAATAAAACAGATATTACTTTTGAGCGGCTGTATTATCCAACGCCCAGAACGTCAGTTATAGCGCAGATGGAAACACTTGGGATGCCAACTTCACAAGGGGAAAACAAAGTCTATGAATCAAATGAACTCTCGGTATTTACACATAGGGGGTAAAGCCGCCACAACTGGTTATTTTTATCGATGTAGGCTTACCCTATAACTTTCTAGTAATTTTGTATATCTATTCACTACCTTATCGAAGGTGAAATCGTTTTCAACCAATTTATGTCCGTTATTGCTGATAATTTCGAGTCGTGGTTCGCCCAGAACTCGCAAGACATTTCGGGAAATACATTCGCTCGAATTGTTTTCGGTTATAAAACCAGTTACTCCATCTTTAATAAAGTCCGGTATTGAACCCACAGGGGTGGCCAATACCGCTGCCCCGCAAGCCATGGCTTCAAGCATGACATTCGGGAGACCCTCCGTATATGATGGTATAACTATTACCTTCAGTTGATTCATGTAATAGGGTAGATCGTCGTGTTTTGTCCAACCAATCAATTTTATTTGTGCTTGATGTTCGAGAAGAACTGGGGAGTTCTCCACGATTTTTGAAAGTGGGCCGTTCCCTATTATCAAAAACGTTGTATCCGGTTTAATCTCTAATATACCTGGGATAGCTTCTAATAAATTGAGGATGCCTTTTTCTTGGCTAAATCTGCCGATAAACCCGACTAGATTATTTTTTTCATTAAATTTTTCGTTTGATTTGAATTTTTGGAAATCTATATAGTGTTGGGGAGCTACAACAATTTTTTCTCGATGTCGGCTCAGTCCCCAGCTATCAATTAGTATGTCTGAATAAACGATAATGTTTGTTACAAGACTACAGTTCAATTTTTTTATTTGGCAAATTATTTTATAAAGTGTTTGTTTGGATATTTCTGCTTCTTTCTCAACAGAACCTCCAAATATGAGAACTACATTTTTTCTTAATAGCTTGCCAATCATTATTGGGATGAGTAAACCATCCCCCAAAAAAAAGAACCAAGTATCTACACGAGCCTTTAGTCTGAATATATGAAAAGATATTTTAATTTGAGAAATAATATAACTAAATACTCTATTGAATGGGAAGTGTCCTTGAACATGATTCACTTTAGTTACATCAATTTTAAAGTTCCGCCGGACAATATTATTTTGTGCGGTCTTTGGTTCAACAATAATACAATGTGAGTTTGTGGAAAGGTTAGTGATAATGTTTATCAGATTCGACAATGGAATCGTACCGGCCGGGTTGTCGGAAAATGCCACTAAACCAATTTTGTATTCGTTATTATTCATAGGGTTCAACTCATTAAAAGTATAAGTTATTTTCTAAATTTTATAATTTTCGCCGGGACACCACCAACAATCGCATAAGGCGGTGTGAATGTCAAGCGAAAACCCACCCACCATGCCAGCCGAAAAACCACCCACCTTTTAGCGTTAAAACAATTGGTATAGAATGAGCATCGTTAGTGAGTCTGATAAGATGCTCTACGAGCTT